CGGACGGCAAATAGGATGACTATGAACAAGAAATTGTCCAACAGCCATACTAGAAGTCGAAGTCGGCAACCGTTTCACTCAAAGACATCACAGAAGTTAGGCCTTTCGGCTAAACTTAAGCTTCTCCCGCCAATCTGTAACATGATTCACGGAGATTACACCGAACAACAATATGCGTCCATGTTTAAATCGTGGATGCGTTTTGTTGACTCCAGCCTCAAGAACCATGGGATCGTTGAAGGTCCCAAGAAGTACAAGTCCATACGGACTTACGTCTTCTCTATGGTTGAGGGTAGGAATCCAGAACCCCTGAGTTTTGTCAGTACCGGCCGTAAAGACCGGATACCTTCAGTACTCAAGCACTTTAGGCCGCTCATAAAACAAGCGTCCGAAGGGTGTAAGAGTGCTTATAAGGCACTCAATACAATCCTATACAGTACCAGAATTCTAGAACGTGTAGGCCCCGGTGATTTCAGTTCCATCACGGAGGGTATCGAACATGTTGACCAATCTCTGCTCGAGAAGTACCGCGCTTACGTGCGGAAACATCTCCGACAGAGGGAACCAATTTCTGAATTCGAGGTCCGTTTACCCCTAGATACTGGGGCAAAAGGGCCAAACCGAAAGAAGAAACTGGACAGCGCCCTTATGGAAGCGGTGGCTCTGAAGAGGAGTCCCTTATGGGATCCCTTCAAGGAGCTCTGTGACCACATGGGCAAGGGTCATTATGCCGAATACATCAAAGAGTTAGAAGAGTGTCCCATGGCCCTAACGGGCCTTGAGACTACTCAACTACGGTTGGTTGCATTGGTTCCAGATTCGGATTTAAAGACCCGAACCGTTGCCATATGCGACTACTGGACCCAACTCGTTTTTGAGGGGTTTACACCCCACATAAAAGGAGCGCTTAAGAGGTTATTTAGGGATTCCACTTCATTCTGGGACCATGTTAATGGTTTCAAAATGGGTGCTTCCCATCCGCTGTCCAAGAATATCATGTCTTACGACCTGGATTCATGGACCGATAGGTTCCATGCAGACTTCCAAAAGGTTTTAATGGAAGAAATGTTTGGACCTAAGATCGCGGATGCTTGGTACAGGTTGGTAGTGAAATGCCAATGGTATTCACCCCATCTGTCTAAGCATATTACCTATAAGCAGGGCCAGGGTATGGGGACCACCGGCTCGTTTCTAATAGCGACCTTAGCGGATCATTT